CGCTGCCGCTCGGAACCGGCTTTGGAGACGGCCTGACCGGCGGCTTGGGCGGAGGAGACTGCCTGTAAGGTCCGCTGCCGGATGATCGGACAGCGGGAGAACCTTTATATGGTGCGTTATTGCTCATTCCTTTGGGAGTGCGTACCAGCCCTCATGGATGGTAATACGGTTCTTACTACGCACCGTTTTGCCGCTGGCGTCAACAGTCCAAACCTTTGCTTCAACGCTCTCAGCGAGGCGTACAGGCTCACCGTGGGGGACGTAAATCACCCGGCTCGCGCAGCTCACGCTCATGCTCGCGCACACGATCAAGAAGACCGCGCTTAAGATCAGGTTGTTTCTTGGCGTCTTCACTCGTTGTGTCCCTGGTCGTCAGCGAATGAATCCAAATGACCAGCTTCACCACCAAGTCGGCCAGGAAGTTCATTCCGTCTGTTTGACGGGTGCGGCAGCGGCTGATTGCTTGTTCTTCCAGATCGACCAGACAGCACCGAGCAGAGTGACAGTCGCGCCAGCAATCTCGGCAACCTGATCAGCACTGGCCAACCCCTTGGCAACGAGAAAACCGCCGAGCGCGCTAAGACCGTGGCGGAGGAGGGATGAAATATTGGCGTTCATTTGTCGTTTTTGAGTTTGCGATAGAGTTCGACTGCTTTCACGGCGCATGTAAGAAGCGCGGCGAACGCGCCAAGTGCCAATGAGGCAGTCTTGAGATTCGGATCGGTAAATACCGCGTTCCCCAGAATGCCGATGGCCGGACCACCGACGCCTATTGAGATGTCTCGAATGAAAGCGTGGTGGTCCGTCATCGTGCGTGGATGTGTTAGTTAGTGGCGGCTGGAGCCTGAGCCTGCTGCTTAGCCGAATCGAGGATCAGATCGTAGAGAGGAAGTCCGGCTTTCACATTGTTGATGTTGCCAGCCTTCATCCCGATTTCCACGAGTTGCAGCAGTGTGTTGGTTTGTTCGATGGTCAGTTCAATTTTAATCATGCCGCCGGAGCATCGGTGACATCCTGAACTGGCGCAACGATTTCCTGCGCCGAAGACGGCTCGGAATCGGCCTGCGTCACCAAAACCGGCTCAACCTGAGGCAGCATCGGAGGCACGATCATCACAGGCTCAACCCACGGCAGCGGCGGAGCGATGATCGGAGGGTTGATCTGGTTCTCGATCTGCGCGGTGACGTTCGCCTCGATGGCGGTCTTATCGACGCCAGAAGCGAAGCACCAGCCCAAGACTTGATCCTGAGTCAGATCCTCGTAAGGCGTGAAATCACCGCTCGGCGCAGCGAACGACGCGCTGCCGTAGCAGGTGCCGTTGTAGGTGCCATTGGTGCCGTTGCACCTCCAGTCGGCGGTGATGACGACATCGGAGTAGGCGCCTTCGACTTTGCGGACGAGAAGGCGTTCGATGATCCAGAGGATGGTAATCATGGGAATATGGATTAGGCGTTAGCGATGGTGGTGACAGTGCCAGAGCTTCCACGGTATTTCAGCGCACCGGCTTCGACGTAGAGTTGGCCCATACCAGCCGGAGAGGTGCTAGGAGCTGTTCCATCAGCGATTCCTATTACTTTTGCGGCAGAGGTTCCGAATGTGCTAACCCCCACGCCGACGTTGCCGGGATTATCAATGGTAACCTTCATGGTTCCATCATTTCCTGAGAAAGTCAGGATGTTGTTTCCAGCAGATCCGATCCATCCACCAAGCTGGTTCGCGCCATTCTTAACACCAATAGAAAACGCATTGTTCGGATTGAAAATCGCACGAGTATCAGATCCTCCATTTCCTACTTCAAATTTGTAGCTTGAAGGCACAGTCCCCACGCCCAGCCCCGTGGAGTTCAGGGTCATGGCGGTGCCAGCGACTCCGCCGACGTTCGACCAAGTGGCTACGCCGGAGGAGTCGATACGCATCCGCTCGGTGTTGTTGGTTCCAAATGCCAACCATCGAGAAGCATTGTTAGTCAGGAAACAACCACCTGAAACCTGAAACAGAGCAGTCTCATCAGCAGCAGCTCCAATTTTGAATGACGAAGCGCGACTGTCTCCGGAAACGTCCAGAGTGTACGCAGGACTCGCCGTCCCAATACCAACCCGATTGTTCGCCGAATCCACCTTCAGGGTGCTGGTATCCACCGTCAGATCGCCGGTGATGGTGGCGTTTCCAGGAACGACGATGTTATTGCCGCTCGGGCCGACTGCCGTGTACAGCTCCGTGAAGTTCAGATTGCAGTAATCGAACGAAGTGCGAAGCGGCGTTCCCGTTCCGTCGTTCGGTGCTGTTCCGATATTGATCGTTTGCTTTGCCATATCTGATTAAATGATTTGTTTTTCGAGTTACAGAAATTCGGTCATGTCCGCCGTGATGATCGTGCTGTCAGCCGTAATCACCGTGTTGTCCGCCGTGATATCAGCCGTTCCACCAAGAGTCGCAGCCTCCCAGAGTAGGCCAATCTCCAGCAGATTACGCTCGCGCGGACTCTTGCACGAAGCGCCGTAAGCCTCGGCGATCAGATTAGCAGCTTCCGCGCAGGAGATGTTAGCCATATCAGATGATGATGAACCAAGCGGTTCCGTTGCTCATAACCGTCACGCCAGCCCACTGAGAACTCAGCGTGTACGTCGTCGCCCCGTCAATCGTCTCCGACGCATAGCCGTCAACAACCACGTTGTTCGCACCGGCATTGATCCGCTTGAACACATAGATCCGACCCGGAACAAGCGCAGCCGGTGGCAACGTAATCGTCACCGCTCCAGCCGTGGAATCACAGAGCAGAAGATAATCACCACTCGTGACATTCCCCGTCGCGCTCACGCTCCGATACGTTCCGCGCGTCGCGCCACCGCCCTGGAGATACGCGGCAATACGATTCTCAAGGGCGAGCTTAGCCAGCTCAACCTCCCATGGAGAACGACATCCCAGCGACGCCGCCTCATTGATCAGCGTCTCCGCCTCGTCGCATGTGATGTTTGGCATATCGATTTACAATTTAGGCCATCGGACCAGAACCACGGCGCATCACCTCGGCAATGAAACCCTCCCCGCCGCCGCCCTCCGCAACCTCCTCCTCCTCGTACTCCTCCTCATCCTCTCCGCGCTCGGCCATCTTCTTGCCCTTCGACTTCTTACTCTCGTAGCCAGGGATGACCATGCCATCAATCTCGATGACCTCAGCCTTGCCGCCCTTGCCAAGAACGATAGTCGCCATCGTCTGGAAAGCCTCGCCTTCCTTCAGATTCTCGGGGATTTCAACGCCTTCGGGGATGGTAAATACCGGCATACGGGGAGCATCACTTTGTGGGCATTAGTGTCAAGAGGCTAATGCAATGTTGGGAGCTTGTCGCTCTTCATCATATTTTCTAGCGCCTCAAGCGGTTGCAGATTCGTCCAATGACTCAAGCCCATTACCTCCTCAGGCGTCGTTCCGCTGGCCAATGGAATGCGATGATCGACATGCCAATGACTGCCGTAATTCTCCCAGGTCATTCCCGGCTTGAATTGTTTTTCCAGATGAGAGCGCAAGAAATCAGGCGTACATCCGACAATCTCGAACGTGGCCGACCGTCGCGTTTTCTTGCTTCCGAGATATGCACGAACTGAGCCGCGAATGGCGTCTTTGAGGCGCATAAGTGGGTCCTTGCGGCGGCGTTCGCGGAGTTTGTCGTTCAGTTTCTGACGATTGGCTTGCGAGTATTTTCTGCTCCATCGACGCGCTCGTTCTCGGTTGGCGGCGCGGTATTCGTTCTGCTTTTTCTTCAGGTGTTCAGCGTTTTTTTTCTGATACTCGCTGTGCTTCTTTGACACCTCTTCCTTGTTTTCTCGGTAATACCTAAGTGACTTTTCTTTGTAATATTCTCGATTTAGTTGATATTTCTCGGCCTGCTTCACTCGGATCGTCTCCGCGTTCTCAGCGTTGTACTTGGCCAGCTTCTCCTTCTCGTTGGCCATCTTCTCCGCGAATCGTTCTGGCGTTAGCCACTGATATCGCTTGTTTCCATCCTTGTCCTTCCAGGTGTAACCCCAGCAGACAAGCCCATCCTCGCGTACATCACCACGTTTTGGTTCGTTTACCATGACTCGCAAAAGTTAGCATGAGCATGGCATCTGGCAAATAAAAAATCCGCAAGCCTTTCGACCTGCGGGTCTGTGAATTATTAGCTCAATTACGAGCAGATGATGGTAGTCAACGCGCCAGTGCATCGGCGGAAGATGATCGTCATACCCTGATTCGTGAAAACGGGTTCACTCGCATGCACGAACTCAGCGTAATGCTGACCCTTCTTCTCCAGCGGATCTTCGCAGTCCGTAT